ACGCCATCCTTGCCGGGTTCGCCATCCTTGCCGTCCTTGCCGTCCTTTGGCACCGGCAATTCGGCGAAGCCCTTGGCGATCCGCTCCTCGATCATCGGCGTGACGTCTTCAAGCGTGATGCCCTTCGGCACCGGCAATTCGATAACGTCGGCCACCATTCCCGCCCATTCGCGGATTTGCTCCGGCGATGGTGAATAGTTGATCGCCACCGGCTCCGGCGCGGGCTGGGCATCGATCACCTCGGCGGCGAGCGCCTTTATTTCTTCCGGGCTGATCGGGGCCGGGATCGCGGCGACCGCCGCCTCGATCATGCCGGAGACGTCGGGCAATTCCGGCGCGGGCGGCAGCGCGGCAAGTTCGCCCTCAATCATGCCTTTGATTTCGTCGGCGCTGATCGGCGCCGGGATCGCGCCCACGGCCCGCTCGATCATGCCCGCCACGTCCGGCAATTCCGGCGCGGGTTGGATGGCATCGAGCGTCTCCCGCATCTTCGCGAGATCGGCCTTGATCTCGCCCGCCACCATCGAGGCGACGACGAGCGGGTCGGCATCCTTGCCGTCCTTGGGCGTCGGCAATTCCGCCAGCTGCTTCTCCAACGCCTCGATGCGGTCAAGCACCGGCGATAGCTGCCGCTCAAGGTAATCTTTGACGACGCCGACGATCTCAGCGCCGAATGCCTTACCGTCGAACATCAGCGGAATCCCTTCAAAATTTCGATCAGGGCAGCGCGGGCTTCCATCTCGGCTTCATTGTCGTTGGCTGGCTCCGGCGCCGCCTCCGGTTCGGGTTTTTCCGTGGCGAACGGATCGGATTTCGCGTCGCGCTTTGCCAAGGCGGCGAGCGAAAAGTTTTGCTGCTGCATCATGGGGCTGTCGCCGCCAGCGACCGGCTTCAAATCGAGCTTCTTGCGCTGCTCGTTCGGCGTCATCTTGCCGTTCGCCTTTTCCAGCGCTTCCATCTGGCTTACGCTGTCCATGCGCAGCAGATTTTCGGTATCGAATTCGGTGCCCCGGCCTTCGCCGGTGCCAAGCCCCTCGTCGAGGCAAAGCTCGGCGTCCTCGATCAGCTTTTGCAAGCACTGCGAATAATATTCGACGTTCAAGGACTGGATATTGTTGTAGGTCGGCATGGCGCCGACGCCGATCTTATAGGGCGGCACATGAAAGACCGAGCAAACCACTTCGGCGGTCCAGCGGAGCTGTTCGATCAATTGGCTGTCATGGGCGGTGATCGCCAAAGGCTTGTATTCCAGGCCATCGCCGACAACCGCGATCTTGCCCGCATTGTCGCCGGTATAGCCCGCCTCCCATGTGGCTTTGAGGCGTGCGGCGGTTTCATCGGAGATCGCGCCCGGCGCAATCAGGATGCCGCCCGGCTGGCTTTGATTGCCGAAGAACGTGGCCGAATTGTTCTGGATGCGGATACCTTGGGTAGCCGCGACGCCCGCCGCCAAAATCGGCGATGTGCCGACCAGCGGGTGGTAAAGGCAATTCATCCGGTCGTGGATGATCTCGCGCGCCGGGACGACGATATCCTGCTGGATCGCCGCCATATTGTCGGTCATCAGTTGGTAAAACACCTCGCCGGTATCGGCCACAAGCGGCGTCACGCGGTTCGGATCGAGCACATACATCTTTACGACGATGCCGCGATTATCGCGCACTTTCAGGACATAGGTATTGCCCCGAATGAGCTTCGACAGCACCCAATTTTCCATAAACTGAATACGGTTCTGAAAGTCGTTCGGCTTGCGCAGCACCGGCGAAAAGGCCGGGTTCTTGACCTCTGTCCAGATGCCGTTTTCATCCTGCTCTACGAGCTTGATGCGCAATTTTGCGATATCGGCGGCAATCAGCGTCATGCACGCATAGACGGCGTGATAGGTAAGGACGAGATCGCGGTCGACAGTGATATTGCGCTGCCATGCGCCCGCGAAGCTCTCAAAGACCCGAAACCAGCCGGAGCGGTTTTCGGTGACCGCTGAAATCGCCTTCTGGCGGTCGGCGGTAAATGGCACATGAAACCCCAATAGGCGCACGGCGGCAGCTTTCTATTTGTTCGCTTTTTTATAATCGGCGATCCGCTTGTGCAGCTCGGCGACATCCCAGCCGTTGAACGGCTTCTTGCCGGTCACCCGCTCATATTCCTCGCGGGCGGCCTTCAATTGCTGGCCATGGTTATCGGGCGGGCCGCCGGGCTCGTCGTCATCATCATCGTCGTCCTCAATCGGCGGCGGCGGATCGGGCAAAGGCGCCGGGACATATGGCGGGGATGATGGCGCGGCGACGCCGTAGCCCATGCGGGTAAAGATTTGGAGATATCGCGGGTCGGAGGATTTGAGCGCGCGATTGAGGTAGCCTTGGTATCTCATCGGTGCGGTTCCCTTAAATCAACGAAAAGCCCGGTCGCGTCCATCAGGATCGCGACCGGGCAAATGGCTGGGCATCAGGAACCGGGAACGCCCCAGTTGACCTCATCCAGCAGGGCCACCGCCGACGCGCGGCGCTTTGCCCAGTTGATCGTGCGCTCGGCAAGGAAGCCGACCGTGTTGGTCTGCCACAGGGAAACCAGCGACGTGCCGGTGCCGGTCGTCGCATCCTGCGTGGTGGGCGCATCGTTCATTTGCAGCGATGCTTCGCGGCTCATGTCGATACGGATGCCACCGTCATCGGCGAGGTAGATGTCCTGCGCGTTGACCAGGGCCACGAAGCCGCCCGCCGAAACCGGCGAGAGGTATTCGGACACGATCACCGGCAGGCCTTCGAAATCACCGCCCAGCATCGTCACGCCGGGGAATTCCTTCTGGCCGAGCGGATTGCGCATCTGCGAAAGCGCAAGCGCGGTGGTCGCCGACATGATCCACACGCCGGAGGTCGGCGCGTTGTTGGCGGCGATGAAGGCGCCGAACAGCTGGCGGATATCTTCGCGGATCGCGTCGGCATCATTGCCGGTGGATGCGATAGCGGAGACGCCGTTGGTGATCGACGCGGGCGATACCCCAGCCGAGGCGGCCTTGGCCGGATCGATGAAGTCGGTATCGAGGCGTTCGCGCAGGGCCGCAGCCAGACTGTCGCGGACGATGGTTTCGGCAGACGGGCTCGAATCCCGCAGCACCTCGTCGGTGACGACCGCGATATTGGCGGCCTTCAACGGCTCAAGCGTGGTGCGGCTGAAATCGAACTTCGTCAGCGGCTTGGGCTTGCCTTCGCCGACCCAGTAGGCGTTGCCGCCGGAGGTCTGGCCGATCAGCGCGGCCCGGAACGGCACGTTGCGCAGCGACGGAATGCCGTTGGTGCCGAACTTGCCGAGGATCGTCTGCGGGCGGAGGAATTCCACGAAATCCGCAAACGCCGTGGTTTCGTCGCCGACCAGCGCCCCGGCCCAAGTGGAGTGGCCCACCGTGCCTGCCGCGACCGCCGCCTTGAGGCCGTTGATTACGGCGTCGTCGTTCGGATAGCGCTGCTGCGCCATTTCCAGTGCTTCGCGGCGATTGCCCTGCGCAAGGCCGAGGCACTTGACGATGCGAGCAAACTGGATGCCTGGAGCGGTCCTGTCGTGGGTCTTGACGATCACGCCAGCGCGGGCTTGGGTGCCATCATTCTCGCGGATGGTGGCGGTCGGCACCGGCTTTGCTGCCGAGGCCTTGGCCTTTTCGAGGATGCGCAGGCGCTTCAAGTCCTTGTCGATGGCATCGACTTCGGTTTCGAGCGTGTCGAATTCTTCCTGTTCGGCCTCATCGGTCGAGCGGCCTTCGTCCATGCTCTTTTGCATTACCTCCTCCATGCGGGAGGTATTCGCCGCCCGCTTGGCTTCAAGCGCGGCGATCTGTTCGGCAATCGTCTTCATTTTCGGAGCGTCCTTTAGGCGCGTGGTTACGGGTTGGGATTTTCCCGTGACGCCGGGAGCAACAGGTCGATCATGTGCCTTCGGCTCCTTGCCTGACGCGGCGAGCAGAGGGGCGTCTATCGACTTGATTAGGGAAATGCTGGCCTCGGCCTGAGCCGGGATGGTCACAAGCGAAAGCTCCATGACCTCGGTTTCGCTGTAGCGGATGCCGCCGGTCGCCTCGATGAACGACCATTCCATCGCGCGAAAGCCGATGGAGACGGCGGCGACGAGCCCGGCCTTGACCGATTGCCACGCCTCGTCGATGCGATCCTTCAAGGTGCCCGGCTCGTCGATCTTTGGCAGGCGGGCTTCGAAGGTAATTCCGTCCTTGGTCGGCTTGTCGAATTTGACCGTGCCAACCGGCTTGTCGCTCCTGTGCTGCCAAAGGAGCGGCATCGGGTTTTTGAATTTGACGCCCAGCGGCTCGACGATATCGCCAAGGCGATCCGGCGTCGGCGTCGTCGCCGTACCCCGGATAATGCGCTGCTCCTCCTCGACCGCTTTCACGGTCAGGATCGAATATCCACGATTCATGGCTTGGGTGTCCTGTAAGGCGCGGGGATCAGGCCCCGATGAACATCATTTGGTAGGAGGGCTTCCGCGCCGCCTGCGGCGTGCGGCTCATCAGTTCCGCTGCGTCAAACGCGGCAATCAGCGGGTCAATCTTGGCCTTGCCGGAGGCTTGCTTGGTGATCGCTATCGCGTTGCCGCGCAATTCGACCTTGGCGTTGCCGACGCACCACGACATCAGCGGCGAGCCGCAATGCCAAAGCGTGCCGTCCTTGAGCTTGCGCTCCATTCCCCATACCGAGCCGGAAAGCCGGTAGCCCTGGCCGATGGCCACGACCTGCTCGCCGGTGATATTGCGCGCGGCCAAGGCCTCGACCATTGCGGCGATCCCGACCGGATCGAGGCCGACGCCCGCCTTTTGCGGCAGGAGATCGGCGTCGCGGACGCGCTCGATGATGTTGGCAATGTCGCGGACATCCTGCGTCGCGTCCTTGCAGATGGTCAGATCACCATCAGCCTCGAAATCGCGCAGGCGGTCGGCAATTTCCTTGCGGCGGAACAGCACGTCCTCATGCGCCCACGCATGCGTCCACAGCCGCCAATCGCGGGTAATCTTGTGTCGGCCAATGGCGGCCAATCCATAAAGGTCGTCCAGGCCGCCGCCATCGATGCCGAAGACGATGCAATCGGAGTCGTCGATCAGCGAGTCGAGCGAAATGGTCGGATCAGCGGCGGAAAGCCAGTAATCGGCACCGATCCAGCGGTCGGTATGCAGCGCCAGCCCGATTTCGACGTTCAAGTGCTGGCTTGCCCAGCGGCGTTCTTCTTCCTCGCCCTTGGCCTTGGCGGATTCGAAATCGGCAATCAGCCGGTCAAGCGAGATCGAGCGGCCAAGATTGGGCAGCACCATCGGCCAATTATCCGGCTCCCGCCATGCGACGCCCTTTTGCATCGCTTCGGGGAATTCATAGAGGATCGGCAACACCTCGCCGCTGATCCGCCCGTCGCGGATGCCGCGCGCATATTGAAGCTCAGCCTTGAACGCGCCCGCTGGCGGCTCATCGCTTTGCGTCGTGATCATGATCAGCACGGCTTCTGGATTGGGCAGAAGGCCGCCCCTGATTTGCCCGATGATCCGCGCGGCGCCGTTGATCGTCGCCATAAGGTGCAATTCATCGAGCAGCACGAAAGCGGGCTTTGATCCGGTGATGACCTTCATATCGAAGGTCTTGACCTTGAGCCGCGCCTTGTTCCGCCGGTCGGTAATCGTCTTGGTATGATGCGCGATGTGAAAGCGCTGCGTCAGATATTCGTCGGCCTCGATCATCCCCACCGTCTGCTGAAAGGCCAGATCGGAGACCTCATGCGTCGGGCCGATGTAAATAAATTCGGCGCGCGGGCGCATATTCATCAGCAGGCCGGTCAAGGTGATCGCGGCGCCGCCGGTGGTTTTCGAGTTCTTTTTCGGCACCATGCAAAAGACGCCCGGCACCATGCGGATTCCGTCGATCAGCGAGCCGAATATCGTCCGCACCATATCGCGCTGCCATTGCCCAGCCGCCTCGCGCATGGTCGGTTGGCCGGGGACGTCTGGCAGGCGCAGCTTGTCGAAGATGGCGACCGCGCGCCCGGCCTCTTTTTCATTGAGCGGCAAATCGGGGATCAGCGTGGTTCCGGCTTGGAGGCGTTTCTCCCAATCCGGGCAGGCAAATTCCCATTTTGTCACTGGAGCAAGTGGCCCCACTCGGTGTTTTCATGGCCGGTTTCGGCGGCGATCTGTTGCACCTCTTTCTTGCCGAGCGGGCGCTCAGGATCAGGGCGCGGCACATATTGCGACCAGCCGAAGCGGCATTGCAGCGCAAAGGTGATCGCTTTCAGGGCCGTGCCATCCTTGCCGCCCGCGAGCCGCAAGAGGTTTCCGACGAGCTTGGCTTCGACGAGCGCGCCGCCCCGTTGGATTTCCAGGCGATAGTGCTTGAATAGCGTCGCCTGAGTGATGTTCAGGACCGCCGCGATTTTCGCGGTCGGCACCGCAAAGCCCGCAAGCACCTCGACCATCTGCCGGTCTTTGGCATCGGGCGCGTGCGCCGGTCGCCCGGCTTTGTTCTGTTTCTGTTTCATGGTCTTTCATCTTTCGGAGCAAAAACAACCACTTAGGAGTTGCTTCTGATCGCGGTCCATATAGGAGTGGAGGCACGCCAAATTGGCGCGGCAAACCAGAGGGAAAGGAATACCGAAATGACCACTCCGAACATGAAGTCGCCGGAAGCCTACGCCGCCGCGATCATCGAGAACGCCACCCGCTTTACCGCATCGCTTTTCCTCGGCACCGGCGAATATGCCAACGCCGAGGCAGCGACCCGCCCGGAAATCGAAGCAGCCGCCGAAAAGCTGGTCGCTGATCACCCGGCGGCAAAGGCCAAGCCGATCCTCAAGGCCTTCGACGCCGACGGAAATCAGACGGTCATCTCCGGCGCGGGCTTCAATGCCAAGGCCAAGGCGAAAGCCAAGGCCAAGGCGGAAAAGGCGATCAAGGGCCCGGCGGCGATCCTTGCCGATCTCGGCAACGCGCCCACCTCGGCCACGGAAACCGCCCGCCCGAAGGGCAAGGCGCCCAAGGCTGAAAAGCCCGCGAAGCCCGCGAAGGCTCCGAAAGCCGCCGCCCCGGAAAAGCATGGCAAGCGCGCCGAACTTTTGGCCTCCGCCGAGGCCGGGGTTTTGCCCGCAAAGCCGGATTTTTCCGCCGCCACGCATGCCCGCTTTCGCAAGCGGCTTGATGAGATCGCCGCCCTCGTCGAAAAGGGCGACATCAAGGCTTTGAAGGCCTTCCCGATCAATCCGATTTCATCCTCGCCGAAGGCTATGGACAAATATCGGAACCTTGCGGTGATCGCCCTTGAGGCACAGCGCAAGGCCGCGAAATCGGCACCCAAGGCCACCGAGGCCGAGGGCGCCGAGTCCACCGCCCCGGCGCAAGGCTGATCCCGATGAATTGGGATGATCCCGTAGCCCGCGCCCACCTGATCGAACGGGTGGGCGCGGCGGAATATAACCGGCAATTCGAGGCGCATTGTGCCGCCTCGGTTGTCTCCACCATCAACGGCCATAAAATCCGCCCGGTCGGATCACGATTCGGACGGCTCTTTATGGTGGGCGATACCGGCACCGCTTTCAGGAGCCTTGCCGAAGCCGAAGCATTCGCAGCAAAGGAGCCAAAATGCGATTGACTTTTCCCGCCGCGCAGCTGCGCGAACTCCTCATTTTTTCCGAAGCGCGCTGGCCGAAAGGTCAGCGCGAGCGGTATGGCGAACCCAACGACGGCCCCGGCCTATGGCTGGTCGGCGATCAAGGCGTCTATCTGATGTCTAACGCCGTGCTTGCCGATGACGAAAAGCCGCTCGTCGTCTATGCCGCCGAGTGCGATCCGACCACCATGGATTTTGACGAGTGGTGGGCGGCGAAGAATGCCAGCTTTGGCGGCGACGATGGAGTCGAATTCATCGAGGCCGATGCGATCCGCCAAGCGGTCGCCGATGAAAGCCCGCTTCTGGTCGATTTCAGCCCCAATCAGATGCGTATCAGCCATTATCAGAAAAGACCAAAAAGTGGAGCAAAACCAAGCAATTAGAAGTTGCTTCCCGCATTGATTGAGATAGGTGTGTAGGGCGGCGCCAGAGAGGCGCCGCCTTATCCGCGAGAGGGAGCGAAATGGAAGTTTTCTACATTTTCGGCGGCATCATCATCTTAATCGCCGCCTCCATTTATTTCCGAGACATCTATATCGATTAGACCGCCGCCTCGGCGGTCACATTCCAGAAAAGCACCGACCCGGCCCCACGCCGGGTTTTGCATATCTCCCAAGCCTTCGCGTCGTAATGCGGATCGCTTGGGAATGGCGGGCGGCTCTTGCATCGATCAGAAAAGCCGAGGGGATGGACGTGCACTGTGCCGCCTACCCGCGCCGCGCTGACCTCCCTGCCGATCTGAACCACGTTCAAGCGGGCATCCGGCCAAGCCGCCTTTAACCCCCTCGCAAGGACGCCCGATCCCGCAGCGCACCAGATTTCGTCCGGGTGGGCACCCGTCGCCAGCGCCGCCTCCGCGATGAATGACCCGGCTATCTCCACATCAAGGCCGAACGGCAGCAATCGCGCGCCATGGGCGGCGTTGGCCGCGACATAGGCGCGGGCGCGGGCTTGGACAACCGTCAGATAGCCCGGCGATACTTGCAGCACCTTGGCGCCCAACGCCTTGGCCATCAGCGAGCGCGGGTGCGGGCGCTGGCGCTTGGCTACAAGGATCGTGCATCGCTTGCCCAATGCTGCCGCGCATGTCGCAATCGCCGTCTGTGCGCCGCCTTCGGGCGGGCTGGCATAGACCAGTTCGTCGGCATCCTCGAAAAGCGCCGGAATGAACCGCGCCTTGGTCCCGCCGGGGAATAGATCGTCGCGAACGACGAGGATTCCGTCATGCTCGGTAATGATCGGCGCGGCGGTCACAAAGCCTCGCCGAATTGCGCGTCGCCGCCCTCCGGCGCCTCGGCCCCGAAGTCGCCGAATTCCACCGGCCCGATGGCCGCCGTCGCCTTCTTGGGATCGCCCTTGCAAAAGACCAGAACATTCTGATGCGTCTTGCCGAGCTTGCGGGTCGCCTCGAATTGCTTGGCGGCGCGGATCGGCAACGATCCGGCGGCGGTCACAAGGATCGCCTCGTTGTAATATTTCAGCCCCGCCGCCTGGAAGGCCGCGACGGTATCGGGCACGAAGCCATAATAAGCGCCATCCTTGCCGCGCACGTCGCCGACCACGAAACAGGCGAAGCGATCCGGCTTTAGCAGCGCGCACGCCTTGGCGATGATCTCGCTGTAGGCCTCGCGGAATTCAGGATAGGTGAGCGTGGACAGGTCTTGCGGATCGTCCGAATAGATTTCGAGGTCGGCATAGGGCGGGCACGAAAAAATGAAATCGGCGGCCAGGCCATTCGCCAGGCGATCAATATTGCGGCTATCGCCTACCGTCCATTGCGGTGCCGGATCGCGGCAAATCTTCGCCGCCTGATCGATATTGGCGGCGATCTGGCGGGCCGACAGATCGATCCCGAAATATGGTCGACCGAGTACGCTTGCCACGATCCCGCGCACCGAGCCGCCGGAGAAAGGATCGAGGATCAGGCCGCCCGGCGGGCAAAACCAGCGATAGGCAAGTTCACACAGCACCGGGTCGAAAATCGATGTCCCCGATTGCCCAGCCGACATGCCGCCTTCGATATCGCCCTCGGAAATCTTGTCGTTTACCCAGTCTTGCGTCTGGATTGCCTTTGCCCCGTTGGCCTTGCGCGTCATTGCAGCTTTTCCTTATCCCGCGCCCGGTAGGCATCGGAGGTGATATTGCGCACCAATCCGCCTTTCAGGCTCGCGGTTTCCTTGCTTGCCTTGCCATTGCCGACGACGTGCTCGCCGCGCATCAAATCCTGCCCGAATGTCCGCGCGGCGGTCTTGCCGTTCGCCTTGCGCTTGGCGCGCTTGGCCGGATCAGGCTCGTTGATCGTGTCGGAAAACTGCAAAAGGTTTTCGCCCCGGCCAAGCTCGCTCTGGATGCCCAGCGCAATCCATGCGTTCTTGCGATCCTGCCACCATCCCTCGCGGGCATTGAGCACCGTGAAAGGCGGCAGGCCGAAACGCTCGGCAAGCGATGCCTTCGGCGGTTCCGGCTCGGCGGGCTCGGCGAACAGGTCGGCAAGATAATCCTCGCCGAAGCCCAGCAACGACCTGTCGAAGCCCAAATCATCGAGCGCGCCGATATTGACCCGCAATAGCCCTTCATCCCACCCGGCATTGATGGCCAGCTGATTGTCGG